CAAGAAATGAATTCATTCAAATCAAAAGTGTCGGCTCTCCCTCGACTAGGGAAAGTCATCAGCTCAAACGTTATTTCTAACGCTGAAACCTGCAAGCCTGTTGGCAATACAGATGTTGCTGATACGGGTGTTGACAATTCACTGACTCCGTTGATGGTTAAAACCATTTATGGAGTTGGTGAAATCAGAAAGAGAAATCCTGTCAAACTCGTGTCGTCGATCCTTGATTATTCATTCAAGGATGTCGTGGCGCAAGCTTCGACAAGACAAATAGTACGGTCCCTGATCCTGCCCTTTGTATGTCGCCATTCCCTAAGAAAGGTATGGTTCAATCCAAAAGAGCTTGATCGTATGAAAAGATCGTTTCGTAATCTTGCGATTCGAATCAATCAATTTGTGACCGCCGATTCGAGAGAACAAGCCTATTGTAAATATTGGCTTGATCTAGCTCTCTTCCAGTGTGTTTCGTCCTCCTCTAACCCTCCGGTTCGGGAAGAATGGAACACATGTCCTTTGTTTTCGGGTTGGTTGAAAACACATTTGAAAAAGTCGATCCTCCATAAGGATCTATCTTTCATTTACTCTCTTCAGAAAGGATGTAAGCAGGCTTGGCCTGCGTTATCTGATCTTAAGAAAGTGAAAGCATTGGATTCACATAAGGCTCGTCTCTCTGAGATGAAGCCTCATTGTCCTCTTGATCTTTCTTTTAAGATCATGGAGACCAGTGCAATGTTGTTTTCTGCCCCAGCATTAAAATTTGGTAATTTTCGTCCTCTTTGTGAAGATTGGACAAAATACCAAAAATTTATGCCCTCTGGATCCGCCTGCCGACAAGTTTCTCTCCGTCATGGAGGGGCGCTCGGCTTATTTGGCAAATTCCAGTTCCCGTCAGTAAAGACTCCACTAGGAAGTCTTGGTATGTTAAATGCTAAGATTGACTGTTGGCGAAAAGAGAATTATTTGAAAGCAGTTGATTCCGTGAAATCCCGTCTTTTGGACGTGGAAGAGGGACTGAATCATTGCACCATTCTGAATTCGGTCGATGTCGTTGCTATTCCAGAACCCGGAAAATTCCGGATTATCTCCAAAGGAGATGGTTTCCTTTACACAGCATTACAACCTTTGCAAGGTTTTATGCTTAGTTGTTGGAAACACTGTTTTGCTTCGACGATGTTACATGATGATCTCACTAGTTCTATTCAAAAGATACATAGTGAGGCCAGAGATCTACCGTTATGGTGTTCTGTGGATTATGAGGCAGCTACAGATTTGTTAAGAAAGGATGCGTCACTTAAAGCCTTTTCAGGTCTACGTGACTCTCCCTACTTCTATCTCGGCTATTCCTCTCTACTCCGTGGCATTGCTCATTATCCTGATGGATCTTCCGTCAGAATAGTTGAGGGTCAGTTAATGGGTCATCCTCTGTCTTTTCCGCTGCTTTGTTTGATAAACTTAGCAGTTTATTGGACAGC